GCCAGAGCCAGCCCCAGAGCCAGCCCCTCAACCGGCCCCACAACCGGCCCCACAACCGGCCCCACAACCGGCTTCAGTCCCATCTCCGCCTCCACCGCCTCCGGCTCCGGCTCCGCCTCCGGCTCCGCAGTCTTTGGGGCCGCAAAAGTCTCAAGAGCAATGGGTCGAAAGAGCAAAGCAACTTGGATGGTCGCCTAATCAATATAGCGGGGCCGCTTATCAGGGTTACGCAAACAAATATCCGGAAAGTGAAAGGGTAAATTACACAAAGCCAAAACCGTTACCCGCACCGCCTCCACCGCCAAAAACCGAACCATCATTTAAAACTGACGAGTGGTGGAATCGACAGTAGTAATGGAATCTATTCCACCCGTTGCGCCCAATGCCCTGATTTACAACGGCGAGATTGGGATCACCGTTTTAGATAATTTTATCTCTGAAGAAGAAAAGGAAGATGCGCTTTCCTTTTTTGAGGACATGGAAAAGTCCACGGTGTGTACCGAGGATGGTAAGGGAGAACAAATTAAATCCCGAACTGGACACAGAAAGTGGATAGACCACACAGAATCTTTAACCTTTTTTAATATGTGCAGTCGTATTGCTCAGTTTGTTGGCACAGAGTTGTCACACGCAGAAAAAGTGCAGTTGCTTCATTACAAGAATGGAGAAAAATACGACCCCCATTTTGATGCGTTTGATCAATCCTCTGAGCAGTGGAACCATTACAACCGTGGTGGACAACGAATTTATACAGCACTAGGTTATCTAAGTGATGTTGTTGAGAACGGCGGCGGAGAAACTGCTTTTCCTGTTCTTGGGTACAGCATACGCCCTCGCGCTAAAAGACTTCTTGTTTTTAGTAACGTGGGAAACGATACAACTAAACCTCACCCAGACTCTCTTCATGGCGGAATGCCAGTAAAAAAGGGAGAGAAAAAATGCTTCACACTATGGTTTCGTGAAAAACCTATAAATGAAGTCTGACGAATTTATTGAGAAGGCAAAAGGGTACTTACCAACCGCAACGCTTGAACAAGCCGGAACGTTTTACAAAAATCTTCTTGAAAAAAATTACAACCCCGAAATCATTCGGGAACTTGCAAAAATAGACCGCTGGTTTCTTCTTGTAATCCTTTTAAACCGTAAGGATGCGGTTCATCCTTGGTTATATGACCGATGCAGAGAAGTTGAGAAGAATCCAGACGGCCACCTAGATTTATGGGCTAGGGGCCATTACAAATCCACGATCATTACCTACGCGGGAACGATTCAGGAAATACTGAAAGACCCCAACATCACAATTGGGGTTTTTTCGCATACAAGGCCAATTGCTAAAGGCTTTCTCAAGCAAGTTAAGCGTGAGTTTGAAATTAACGAATTTCTCAGGAGTTTGTTTCCTGAGATTTGCTATCCCAATCCAAGACAGGATTCACCTCAATGGAGTGAAGATGCTGGAATTATCGTTAATAGGAAGTCAAATCCTAAAGAGGCAACCTTAGAAGCATGGGGTTTGGTAGACGGACAGCCCATATCCCGACACTACGATTTAAGAATTTACGACGATGTTGTAACAAGGGATTCTGTCAACACTCCAGATCAGATCGAAAAGACAACAGAGTCTTTAGACCTATCGCAGAACCTTTCCGGCGGCGCGAACCGAGAGTGGTACATAGGGACACGGTATCACTATGCAGATACCTATCGAGAGTTGATCGAGCGCGGGACAAAAACCCGCATCTACCCCGCAACAGACTCTGGCGCTCCGGATGGCAACCCGATCCTTTTGACAACAGACGAGTGGGATAAGAAAAAATCTTCGATGGGCCAATATGTTTTGGCGTGTCAAATGCTACAGAACCCCATAGCAGGGTCTGAACAGGTATTCGATCCGGAGTGGATTAGGCGAATAGAGATTAGACCAAGAATTTTAAACATCTACATTCTTTGTGATCCAGCCCATTCTAAGAAAGCATCTTCCGATAGAACCGCTATTGCAGTGATCGGAATTGATCATGCCTTTAATAAATATTTACTTGACGGGCTTTGCCATCGACTGAATTTAAAAGAGCGTTGGCAAGCACTGTCAAAGATTCGAAATCGGTGGCTAAGACAGCCCGGAATTCGAACAGTAAAAGTTGGTTATGAGCGATACGGAAAAGATTCCGATATTGAGCATTTCAACGAAATGATGAAGATTGAAAACAATTATTTTCCAATTCAAGAATTGGCGTGGCCGAGAGAAGGGCCGGGTTCTAAACGGGATCGAGTCCAAAGATTACAGCCCGACTTTGAGAACTGGCGCTTCTTTCTGGCCCCGTCAGGAGACAACTTAACGTCAAAACAGAAAGTTGCATTTGAGCGAGGCGATGGATCATTAATTTGTCGCCCAATCAAGCAGAAAGATGAAAACAACAGGGTTTATGACGTTACCCAAAGAATGCTTGATAACGAGTACAACCTTTTCCCAGCAGTCCATGTCGATATGTTGGATGCGATGTCTCGCATTTACGACATACAGGCTTCTCCACCACAAACGTTTTTCTCGGACGATCTAGAGCCAGAAGCGTTGCCAGCCTATTGAGGAAGTTATGGACACAGATGAACTAGCAGTGTCTTTCTTGCAGAACTTCATAGATGTTCCTGAAAGTGAGTTGGCAGAAATGGCAATAACGCAGTGTCTTAGTGACCTCCTTGAATCCATTGTGATTGAGACACGCGAATTAATTTACGAAGAAAAAAATAGGACGATTCATTGAGCAAAGTAAAAGTTAGAAACTTTCCTTGGAAAGAGTTTGTAGATAAGGCCGCAGGGCCGGAAGAGCCTATTCCAGTTTACAACTTTCCTAAGAGGAAACTTTACGAAAACCCACACAGACCTTACGGGCCAAAAAAATGAAAGAAAAAGTTATTAAATTTTTTGCTGAAAATCCAAGAGTGAGAGCAATTGCATTATTAGCAATTTCCGCACTTGTGCTTTTTGCGATCTTTGGATGAAAGTTTTAGTCGATGCCCACAAGGGCGGCATGATGCAGGAAGCGGCTCTGATCAGTATGGTCAAAAATATTGCTGACGTTCTTGAAAAACATTACCCCGGACATGCTTGGGCGGTTGGCCCCAGCAATGATTATTCAATGCTTGCAATATGGAACGAGGCGTTGTCTATGCAGTGGGGTATGTGGATAAGAGTTAATGAGATTGATCCAGACTATAAGAACGTAATGAGATGGGCTGGAGAGTTGCTTGAACGAGCAAAACTTTCCAGAGGGGCCGCTAATTTGTCAGAAATTGAAAGTCTTGAGCGCGATGCTCGTGGCGAGGTGAAATTCGATCAATGAATGAAGAAGTCCCTTTAAATCAAGTTATCGAAGAGGGTAACTCCAAATGGCTTGTTCTTGCGAGAGAAGCATACAACTCTTCAACCTCGTATCTTGATGCAAACTATCGAAGGCAGTGGGAAAGAAACATCTCACTTTTTCAATCAGAGCATCCATCAGGATCAAAGTACCACACCGCTGGTTACCAACATCGGTCACGTCTATTTAGGCCAAAGACTCGATCCGCCATACGGACTAATGAAGCGGCAGTCGCGGCGGCGTTTTTCGCAACTGAAGACATTGTCTCTGTTTATCCTGAGAATGATTCTGACCAAGAGCAACGCGAATCGGCAACTGTTTTAAAGCATCTTCTTCAATATCGATTAACAAAAACTATACCTTGGTTTCAAACGTTAGTAGCGGCTTACCAAGAATCTCTTGTAATGGGTTCTGTCGTTTCTCATCAATATTGGGAATACAAAGAAACAAAGAAAAAAAGAGAAGTTGAACTAGTTGATGAGCAAGGAAATTTAGTTCTTGATGAAAACGGTGAGGCCGTTACAGAGTCAATTGATGATGTCACTATCGCTAAAGATTGCCCTTATATTCGTTTAGTTGCATCAGAAAATTTTCGGATCGATCCGGCGGCTGACTGGAACGATCCAATAAGCACAACTCCATTTCTTATTGAAATTCTCCCGATGTACTTACAGGATGTCATCGAAAAGATGGCGAACATTGATCCTAAGACTGGAGAACCAAAATGGAAACGGTTGTCGATGTCTGAATTAATGCAAGCCACTCAGCGTAGTGAGTTTGATTCAACCAGACAAACAAGGCAAAAAAATCGACAAGACCCAATCGCAGATCGACAAGAAAAAATTACAGATTACACAACAATCTTTATCCACAAGAACATCATAAGAAAAAATGGAAAGGATTGGCTGTATTACACAGCCGGAACTGAGCATATGCTCACCGAGCCTGTCCCACTTTCTGAAGCCTACCCTCATTTAAAGATGGGCGAACGCCCATACGTTATGGGAGGCCCAACTATTGAGGCTCACAAAGTTTACCCAGCCTCAATGACTGAGTTAACTCAAGATTTGCAGACAGCCGCGAACGATATTGCAAACCAAAGAACTGACAACGGGCAACTAGTTCTTCACAAGCGTTACCACATTCGCCGCAGTGCAAACATAGATATCCATGCGCTTAAAAGAAGCGTTCCGGGCGGCTCAGTAATGATGGACGATCCAATGAGTGACGTTCAGATTGTTAACACGCCCGATG